CCCGACTAGCGCCGGGTCTAGCTGCACAACTGCGGGCTTATGGCGCTCGCGCTTGTCGTGACGCGCTATCTCTGAGTAGCATTCCTCGACAGCTGCCTTCCACAAAGGGATTCGTCCGTCGTCGCCGATGTATCCGCACGCCTCTAGGAGACATCCATACAGGTACAGATCGGGATAGTTCGTCAGCAGCGCATTGGTCGTGTTCGATTCTGATAGCGCCGTGAACTTGGCGAAGTACCTAATCGTGTACGAGTACGCGCTATCTGGAGTGGGATAGAGGCGAATTGCCCCGCCGACGAACGAATAGAACTCCGGAGGACCAGACGACGACCAGCCTAGCGCGTCGCCCTGCTCTGGCGTGATGAATTCAATCTTGCGCGGAACGTCCGTCGTAACGTTGTAGGTGAACGAACGAATCTCGACGAACCCAGTAGGCAGGGCAATCGTCGGCGCGTCCGCCGTGAACGATCCCGTAACCGTCGTCTCCATCTGCCTAACCCGCAGGCGACGGATGATCTTCGCCTCTAGGTTGTCGATGAATTCATCGGCGCGCGACGTTAGGTCGGCGCGGCCCATGTAATTCCCGATGGCCGTTTTCAGCTCTGCATATGTCGAGATAGTCACAGCCGTTGCGTTCTGAAGATGACGTTGAATCCGATATTGCCGACCGACGCAACAGCGCCCTGAACAACGCTAATCCCCGAACCCTGCGAAACCATGATTCCCGGAATATCACCGCCCCACTGGCGAGCAAGGTCGAGCGCCGGCACATAGGACGCCGCCGACGTTTCTTCCGTGAAAACAGAGCACCACGAAAGCACCTCACCAGCCGTCGCGCCGCCACCCGGAGTCAGTCGAGCAGAAATGCCTCGGGCCTGTGCTCCTGTACCTGAATGAGCGGTGAACGTACAGGCCGTCAGGGATGTTCCGCCATACGTTGCCGCCGTGCCAGCCGTCCCAATCGCCGTAGTCCGATTCAGGAACAGATCGACAGACAGGGTTCCTACAACCGACACCGCGCCCGACACAACAGGGACGACAGAGAGCAATTCAATGTTTCGCTCCGAGTCCGAAGGGTTCCACAAATCAAAATAAATCAGGTTCGCGCCAACCGCTTGCTTAGGGACGAACAGTCGAAAATAGCTCATGGTTCCCTCGGCCTCAACATGAATTCGTGATAATTGCCGGGGTACGCCTTATCCCCGTCGTGATGCGTCAATTTCAAGTCGGGGATACACCAGATATCCCCGCACTTGTCGTTCCATCGATGCGCGAAAGCGTAGTCCTCGCCCCACCACATACCATCAAACGCGCCGTGGTTGAACAGGTCAACACTAGGACTAACCTCGTCACCATACTTCAGATGCGGATACGCTCGCATGAACGTATTGACTGCTTCGCGCGTCACCTTGAGAAATCCAGCAGGGATCGCATACATTTGCACGCACCCGTCATCCCGCACCATCGGGCGATTATTCTGCCCTGTGTACGGACGTCCCATGTATTCCTCTTTGTCTTGCTTAAAGCGATACGTCCCGCAAACCACTTCGCCCGGAGTCTCAAGAAGCCGCACCAGGTCACCCGGCTCCCACGATAGATCGTGGTCGATGAACACAACCGCGTCCGCCTTTGCGTCCATCGCTCGCCGCAGCATGATTGATCTAGCCGCGCTTATGTAAGCGCACCCAACCATCCACGTTGCACTTTCCTCCCACCCGGCGGCAACAACTAGCGGCACCGACGCCTCCAGCGCCTTGAGATAGGCCGGATGCGGTTTTGTGATTGTGGGAGTGCAGAAAACGACCTTCTTGCCCTCCGGCAGCAATGAACGCATCAACTTGCCGGGCGGGTCCAACTTCTCGATTTGCAACGTACCCCCTGAATGAGTGGCGGCGGGCCGAAGCCCGCCGCCGTTAGTGCCTTACGCCGTCGCCCAGATTCCAAGACCCTGAAGCGTATTCTGGATTTCGTTAACAACCGCAAGATGTGCCGCAGTGAAATCAGTTGAGGACGCAATCGCCGTCGAGTTGTGCCGAGACGCGACGAATGCCCGTTGAGAAACAGGAGCCGCCCCGTAGAAGCCAACTTTCTTGGACGACGACGTGCCGATCTGCACGCCATCGGGCGAGTTGTACGACGCGCTTTCGTAGCTGGAAGTGATAGCCATTTTCTAATCTCCAATCAGTTAAAAAGCGGGAGGCCGAAGCCCCCCGCCCATTCGCTCACTAGTTCGTGATGCGGCAGGCCCAATACGGACGAACCGTCTTGAAGCCCCACGCGATGTCGATCCGCATCAGAAGTTCGTCGTTTCGAATGTCGCTCGCCTGCCAGACGCGCAGCGCGATGCCGTCCTTATTCATTCGGACGCACTTTTGGGCATCGTCCATCAGAGGGAGGTCGGCCGTCACGAACGCGAAGGCATCCTTGTGATACATGAGATTCTGACGATACGTCGTGCTCGCGCTGCCAATGAACGTCAGCGTCTGCGAGTTGAAGTCCGTCAGGGCGAGCTTCGTGCCATCCGATTTGCAGACATTCTGCTTGGCGGCCGTCGTCGCCGACAGCCCAAGATAGATCGTCGGAGAAACCGTCACACCCGCACCAGCAGAAGTCGCCGTGATGACGAACTGTTGCAGGTGAGAATACGCCGCCTTCGTTTCGGGATGGCACGCATACACACCGGCAATCGTGAACACCGCCCCAACCGCAGGCGAAGCGACCGTAGTGTGCATGTCAACCGTGGTGCCGCCGTCCGTGACGAGCGAGGACGCATCGGTGGTTCCGGTAACATCGGAGATGTTCGTCAGGCTCCATGTCCGCTCGTTCTCATAGAAATCGGCCATCGCGGTACGGGCGATGAAGCCCTCCGTGAAGCTCTTCTCCACTTGATCGCGCGGCAGGAACAGGCCCTTGATGCCGTTAGACACAGACGCCATCGTAACCGAGTCCATTTGCACAGCACGGTTGCGATCCTTCGGTGCCAGTCCCTGGTTCAGCTTCGCTCGCGCCTGGCCGAGCGCGGTTGTGTCGGAGAAGCCCGACGTAACCGTGCCGACGACCGTGCCCGCCGTGCCCGCCGTGTTGAACGTCTCCTTCGTCGCGGTCTGGATACACTCGCCGTCGATCTTCGACACCAGCACCGACATAGCCGGATCAATGTATCTATCCGAAAGTTCGTCAATGTCAAGGGACAGTTCCGCGCGGTTGAAGCGCATATCGACGTGATACTGAGACCCGAGAGTGATGGTCTGCGTATCGCTGTTTTGATCCTGAACATCCATCACGCGCGAGCTCGTCGAAACCGTGTATTGGTTCGGATTGCGAACGCGCAGAGTGTTGCCGATTTTGTAACCAGTCTTGGCAAACGAGTCATCGTATGAACGATTGACCGTGCCGATAAAGGTAGCCTTTTCGTGGGCGAGGCGCAGGGCCTCTTTCGCCACCATATCAATAACGCTATTGGTATTAGCCATGATGCTTCCTTAGGGAATGATTGTTATCGCCGTTGGGCGATTTGCTTCCGCCGAAAAGCCACGAACTCGTCATAGCTCATGCTTGCGGGGTCTTTCGTGCCAGCCCCCTTGACACCGCCGACCGTAGACGGAGGTGCGGGGGTCGAGCTAACAACCTTCCCGGCCTGAATCGCAGCCTCGATCCGGGCGATTTCCCGAATCTGGCCAACAGGCGACAGGGCGACAATCTGGTGAGCCTTTTCAGGATGCTCCGCAAGATGATTTGCGATAGCAGCGAAATGCTCTGATTCCCACGCGGCCGTAAAGGCCGGAGTGTTCACCATTCCCGGAAGCTCGGCGTTCGTGATCTTGTCCAGGAAGCCGGGATAAGTTTTCTCGGCCGCCTTCACTCGCGCGTCTAGCTCGGACTGAAACCGCATCATGGCCTGCTGTTGCGCCGCCTGACGCTGGTATTGCTGCTGCGCCTCGTACTGCTGGCGCTGCTGCAACTCCATGCGCTCGGCAACGATCTTCTCGGCCTGCACCTTTGCGACATCAGCCGCCCAGGTTTCGATGTCCGGGTATTGCTCCAGTTTTGGCAGCGGCGCGTTCGCTTGAGAGGCCCGGATGGCCTCCTCAAGCTGATGCGCGCGTTGCTGCCATTGCGCCACTTCCTGTCTGCCCCGTTCTTCCGCTTCGTAGCGGGCGCGGGTTAGCTCATCAATCCGTTTCTGGACCCCCTTGAACGCCTTGCGCGCTTCTGTAGCGGCAT